ATAAACAGGTAATCGCCGTAACTCATTGAGATTACAGCGATTATCTGATTTAGTCAAATTCCTAAAAACTCTTGTTTAGAGTACTTCAAGTGGAGCTGGTGGCTCTATTCACCTATATATCTATAGATATTACACACTCTCAAAAGTGCGATAAATAAAGGGTTTGACGAGATTTTGATATTTTATGATATACAAAGATAACCTAAAAATCGTGTACAAAATCGTGTACGTGTCATTTTTTTAAATCAAATCAAACTTGTTCATTTCTTTTCTCTTTAACTCGTCCACAATTGCAACATAAGGTTTCATCGCTTCATAGTCAGAGTGTCCCGTCCATCTAATAATTACTTCCACAGGTATTCCTAATTGCAACGCTGTAACTACAAAGGTTCTTCTTGCGCAGTGAGTAGTTAATAACTCATATTTAGGATAGTATTCATCAAAACGCTCATTGCCTTTGTAATACACAACTCTTGTAGGTGAATTTAAGCCTGCAAGTTTGCCAAGTTCTTTCAGGTATTTATTATACTTCTGATTAGAAATGACAGGTAAAGCAGGTCCATTTATATGACTATTATCTTCATATCTTTTCAAAATCTCACGAGCATGAGTATTTAATTCAATTACTAAAGCGTCAGTGGTTTTTTGCGTTACAACATGAATATTATTATTATAGACATCTGAACGCTTTAAAGCTTTTGCATCTGAATAGCGCAAAGAAGTATAACAGCAAAAGAGAAATACATCTTTTACATGTTGTAGATGAGTTAAATCTTTAGGTACTTCAAACTCACGAAGCTGTTTAAGTTCGTCAAGGCTTAGATATAAAATCTCTTTTTGATTTCCATCTGTTCCTTTTAATTTAGGCTTAAATTCATTATCTGCATTGCCTTGATAGTAGCCTTTATTTCTTGCCCAACGCAAAAACCAACGTACAAACTGATAATCTTTTAACGCTGTGGTATTTCTTAAGCCTGTTCCAAGTAGATAATTTATGAATGTTTGGAGTTTTTCAGTTGTGATTTGCCCAAAAGTGATATTTCCTACAGCTGATACAAAATGCTTTTTTATTGTAGCGTTTTTCTTGTATGATGAATCTGTCCAGCTATTCTTTTCACCAACCACCGCTATATATTCAGTAAAGGCATCTTCAATAGTGATTGCATGCACATCAAAAATTGATGCTTTGCCAACAAAATGGTTGAATAGCTCTTTTACATCTTGAGGTGTTGGTGTCTTCTTTTCTATCAACTCATAGCGTGCAAATACTTCATTAATTCTTGCTTTGTATTCCTCGATGAGGCTATTAATTTCGCTTGCATCTTTAGCTTTGCTAGTGGCGCATTCTCTTTTTGCATCCCAATGATCCTCAAATATTTTTTTATCAAGTGGAAAATCTAAAGGCTTTTGCCCTTTGATAGTAACACGCATACGAATAGCAAAAGCAGTAGCTTCAACTAGCTTTCTTTTGTGCAGAATAAATCTTATGCTTCTTTTTACAAACATACAGCTAAAACTAAAATAATAAAGTTAAATGATACATTGCAAATTTAATATATTACTTCCAATAAAGAGTAATAACAGCTATATATATTTATTGTATATATATAATAATGTATATAGACTAATTTATTTGTATTATCTTTGTTCTCGTTTATCAAATTCTTATTATATTTGTAATGCCTAAAATTTATTAGAATAATAAAGTTTTTTAATCGGTGGAGTTTGCGAAAATTCTGCCGTTTTTCTACCTTTTAGAGGGTTGAAATGTTAAAACTTAGTTAAAATAGCATTGTTTGAAAAATTATTTGAAAAAATGTTTGCAGTTTTCAAATAAAGTCACTATCTTTGCAATGTAAAATTTAAACAACAAGTCAAACAATTAAAATTTAAGAATCATGACTAATTTATATTTTTTCGGATTTGAATGTCTTACAGAGCAGGAGCTTGAAGAAACATTGAATTTATTTAATGAGAGCAATTGTGCTTATAAATTTACAAAGCATTGGAGTGATACCACAAAAACATACTCTCTCGAGGTTTATGGAGAAGAACCTGTAGGACTTGAGGACTGTGGAGATGAAACAAGCTTTTTTGGCAATGAGTTTCTTAAAAAAGAGTTTGAGGAAACATTTACAAGTCGTTAGACTTGTAAATGTACTTAACTAGTTTTATAAATAGATATTATATAGTATAATAATTAAAGTAGGGCGGCAACCTATAAGCGGCACAAAAAAAATGAAGACATTATGTTACTCAGTAAGATTACAAAGTTTGTACCCAATTTCTGAAAAGGCTTACAAAGCTATTTCTTTCGATGGAAGTGAGGATATTATTCCAAAATCTTGCGTTTTTGGTCAAGATTACGATGTAATTAAAAGCGATGCTTATTGGGTCGCTGCGTGGATTTTACCTAAGAAAAAAATTCAATACACAAGCAAGAAACAATGTTGGTTTGATGAAAGTGGTAGGATGCTTCCTACGTATAATATAGAAAAGCACTCACCTGAAAAAATATCTCCAATCGCAGATAACACAATTAAAGAGTTGATAAAATGAAAGAACCACTTCTAAAAAATCAATTTGAGTGTTTGGAGCATCTGTTACAATGGAAAGTTGGAGCAATATTTATGGATGCTGGAACAGGTAAAACACGTGTCGCAATGGAGATTGTAAACAATTCTCCATGCGATGTCGTAATTTGGATTTCACCATTAAGAACTATTCAGAACTTAAAAGACGAGATAAAAAAATGGGGAAGTGGAAATTATTTAATCTACCACTTTGGGGTTGAGAGTATCGGGCAATCAGATAGAATATTTATGCAAGTTGTAAATTTACTAGAAAGTAGCCGTAATCCATTTATTGTTGTTGATGAAAGTTTAAAAATAAAAAATGGAGATGCAAAGCGAACAAAGAAACTTTTAGTCTTGTCAAAATTAGCAAGTTATAAGCTAATACTAAACGGTACACCATTTAGTAAGAATTTGTTAGACCTTTGGTCGCAGATGGAGTTTTTACACCCTAAAATTTTAAATATGAGTTTTTCTAAATTTAAGAACTCATTTTGTTGCTATACTAAAATAACAAAGAGAATAGGAAGAAAACACATTATAAAAGAATTTATAACAGGATATGAAAATATAGACTATTTATATTCTTTAATAGAGCAATATATTTATAGGTGTGATTTAAAATTAAACATAACGCAGCTATATAATGTTATAAAGTATTCAGTAGGAGATAAAGAAAAGGAGATGTACAGTGAAATAAAGGAAAAATTCCTTGACGATGAAATGATGGAGGTTCGTAATAACAATATTTTTCTCGAAATGACACAAAAAATGCAACACATTTATTGTTGTACAGAAGATAAATTTTTAAAGCTTGACGATTTATTTAAGAGTATTCCTGAAAAGGAAACCATAATATTCTGTAAATATATAGATAGTCGGATTGCTTGTGAAAAAAGGTATCCAAAAGCAAAGGTTCTTTCTTATCAAAAAGAATCATTTGGTTTAAACTTACAAGAATACAAATATACAATATATTTTGATAAGATATGGGATTATGCCCTTCGTGTACAATCTTCTAGAAGAACATATCGTACAGGTCAAGAGTTTGATTGTATTTATTATGATATGACGGGTGATGTTGGCTTGGAAGCTATGATTGATTCCAATATTAGTAAGAAAATTGATATGACTGAGTATTTTAAAACAAAGTCGATAAAAGAAATAAAATCTGAATTATGAAGAAGTTTAATCTAAAATTAGCAAAAGGAGGTGCTAAGGTATGTACGAAGAGTGGTAAAGAGGTACGTATACTTGCTTTCGATAGGAAAAGCAATAGCTTCCCGATTGTTGCACTTATTGAAAATATTAAATTGTGTTGTTATACTCTTGAGGGTAAATTCTATTTAGATAAGGATTCTGATAATGATTTAAGACTATTATGAATGTATATGAAGCTACAATAAAAAGACTTAATATTATCTTAGATAATTTTAAGTATGTATATGTATCTTTTAGTGGCGGGAAAGATAGTGGAGTGTTACTTGAATTATTAGCAACAATAGCGAAAGAGCGTGGTGTCCGTTTTGGAATATTTCATATGGACTATGAAGCACAATATAAAATGACAACCAGCTATGTTGAACGTACACTAGAGCGTTTTAAAGATGTTGCTGATATTTATCATGTATGCGTCCCATTTAAGGTTACAACCTGCACTAGTATGTTTCAATCCTATTGGAGACCATATGAGACAAACAAACGCACTATTTGGGTAAAAGAGCTACCAACTAACGCTATGACAGAAAGAAATTTTCCTTTCTATCATAAAAATATGTGGGATTATGATTTTCAAGATGAGTTTGGAGAATGGCTTGCATCTAAGTATGGTAGTGTTTGTTGTCTGTTAGGTATAAGGACAGGGGAAAGCCTTAACAGGTGGAGAGCAGTTCATAGTGACAGGAATTACAAAACATGGAATAATTTTTTATGGACAAATACAGCTAAAAAATGCGTTACAGCTTATCCAATTCACGATTGGACTACAGAAGATGTATGGACTGCAGTCGCAAAGAATAATTGGGACTATAATAAATTATATGACCTTTTTTATTATGCAGGCGTTCCACTACATAAACAACGTGTTGCATCACCATTTATTGGAGAGGGTATTGAGTCGTTGCATTTATATCAAGTAATAGAACCTGATACATGGGGAAAGCTTATAGGACGTGTTAATGGTGTTAATTTTGCTGGATTATATGGAGGAACTACAGCAATGGGTTGGAAGAAAATTACCAAACCTGCCCATTTTACATGGGAACAATATATGTATTTTTTACTCGATACGTTGCCACAGAAAACAAAGGAGAATTATCTAAATAAACTTTCGACAAGCGTTAAATTTTGGCGTGAACGTGGAGGGTGTTTGGATAATGAAACTATATCTAATTTATTAAAGGCGGGTGTAGATTTAGAAATAGGAGATGACACAAACTATAAAACAACGAAAAAGCCTGTAAAAATGGAATATCAAGAAGACTATGAGGGTAAAAATTTCAAAGATATACCTACCTATAAACGTATGTGTATATGTATTATAAAAAATGACCACCTTTGTAAGTATATGGGCTTTTCACTTACAAAAGATGAGATAAGAAGAAGAAAAGAAATACAAGAAAAATATAAAGATTTATGAAGTCACCAGTTTACAATGTAAAAGCTATTCCTATTGAGGAAATTCAAGCTAATAGTTACAATCCAAATGCTGTAGCACCACCCGAAATGCGTTTACTTTATGAAAGTATAAAGGAGGATGGGTATACAATGCCAATTGTATGTTATAGGCTGCCTAATGGAAAATATGAAATAGTAGATGGTTATCATCGTTATACTGTTATGCTTACGCATAAAGATATTTATGAAAGAGAAAATGGCAAACTACCCGTAGTTGTTATAGACAAAGATATTAGTAATAGAATGGCGTCAACTATACGACATAATCGTGCGAGGGGGCAACACTCCATCGAACTAATGATGAATATTGTGGGTGAATTGAAAAAAACAGGTATGAGTGATGCTTGGATTATGAAAGAGATAGGAATGGATGCAGACGAATTGTTAAGATATAAACAAATATCTGGTCTTGCTGAGCTATTTAAAGATAGAGATTTTACACAGGCTGAAAAAGTATAATATGAACAATAAAGATGAGCGTATACGTATAGGTAATAGAATATCTGAAATACGTAAAGAAAAACAAATAACGATACAACAAATGGCAATAAAATGTGATTTGAAAGAGTGTCATATAGCCCGTATTGAAAAAGGGAAATATAATATAGGGATTGATATTTTAGCTAAAATTGCTAGTGTTTTAGGTAAACGTATTGACTTTGTTTAATAAAGAGATAAGGCATTTAATTGTTAAAATTACATCAGATGAAAAATTATTTGAAAAAATGTTTGCAGTTTTCAAGTAAAGTTATTATCTTTGCAGTGTAAAATTTAAAACAATAAGTCTAACAATTAAAAATTTAAGAATCATGACAACAAACAAAACAAAGAACTTTAACGTTTTCAAAATTGAAAATTGGTACACTCTTCCTTTTGATGAAAAAAAAGCAATGTTCAAAGGTTTTACAAAGAAAGAATTCACAAAAGCACAAGAACGAGCAATTAAACACTTAGATAGAGCATATGAAGACAAATTTGTTAAGGGTATATATGAAAAGAGAAGAGAGTTGATAGAGTTCTTTAAAAACGTTCCTTATATATATGAGGGTGAAGGGAATGAGGATTGTCTTTACGTTCAAAAACCAACGGAAAAAGGCTACATTGCAATCTGTTATGGAGAACAAGGAAACAATGTTTATATTGAGGATAAATTACTTGTAAGGTATTTAACCGCAAAATACAATAAACGTTTCAATAACTAGAAATACTAGGGTGAGCATATTTTGTTCACCCTCCATTAAATAAAAAAACAACAATATGGAAAGATATTTATTACAAAAATCAAAGGAGCGTGAAAATTGGTTTGTTGCAACAGACACAGAAGTAGGGTTAGTTGTTAGATTTGAAAAAGGAAAATTCAACGACACCCAAAAAGCAACGCTATTAGATGATGTGAAGTACAACCACTATACAGCTACAGATTCAGCTGTAGCAATAAGAGAATTAACAGATTGGCTGGTTGCTAACCATTCAGATGTTCTACAATAATAAAAAAGAAAGGAAAAAAATGAAAGAAGAGGTATTAAGAGGTGGAGCAAGAGAGGGAGCGGGACGCAAACCACTCAATAAAAAAGCCGTTCAAATTCGCATGCGTGACGATGTGAAGCAGATGCTTGTGGATTATGCTAATAGAGAGCAAATCACAATGACAGATGCAATTGAGAAACTAATTCGAGAAGCTACAGCTCGTTAAACTTGTAGCATGATTCTTAAATTTTCAACCCCTAGCATTTAGTTGCTGGGGGTGTTTTTTTATAAATAAATAGCCCCCTATCGGTGAGGATAGAGGGTGATGTTTTATTTTACTTTACTTTGCAAAGTTATAGCTTTTTCAAGTCGTTTTTTATATTTAGTTACATCGTGTGGATAGAAATAGAACTTTTTAAAGCCGTCTACCATATTATAAAGTCCCTCACACGTTTCTACTGCTTCTAAAATGGCTTCTTTGCGTTCAGGGTTTGCGTTTATTGCTTCCTCAGCTCTATAAAGGTTCTCTTCTGTAGCTATTTGGATAGCCTTTTCGATAATGGCGATTTCTGAATTGTAATCTTTAATCTTTCGGTATAGCACCATTAATCGCTCCATGCTATGTAAATAGTTGTTTGGAGATATAAGTGTGGCACTTTCACCACAAGCAATAGCTTGATTATATTCAAAAATTGCTCCGTCTATGTCTTTTTCTTTTTCAAGCTCAATACCTTTCCCTTGATGGTTCATAACAGTTGAGAATTGCTCTTGCCACTCTCTATTTCTTGCTTGAACGTCTTCAAATTTACGCTGAAATTCTTCTGTTATTCCTCCCGATGAGAAATCATTTAAGGCGATTTCAATGGTGGGTTTGAATTCTTTTCCTTTGCAGTCTTCTTTCTCTGCATCAACATTTTCAGGAATAGAATATTTATCTTTATACTTTTTTATTTCATTTCTCATTTGTTCTATCCTGAGAGCAATATCAGCTAATGTTTCTTCTGTATTCATTTTAAGTAGTATTTAATTATGGTTTTTATGCTTGAGTTATTTTTTTTCACTTTGCACGAATAGCCTAAAACTTTGTGCATTCTCATTATTTTTGATTTTGGAATGTCAAAAGGAGCGTAAACTAGTTTGCTTATAAATATTCGCTAACTTTTTTAATTGCCTTGTAGATGCCCTTTATATCACATCTTGCAACTTCTAATGTTCCATATTTAGGGTTGTCTGCCGATAGCGTTAATGTGTTTGTCGTGGCTAAGTTGTTTCTTAAGACACGTTTTATAGTAAATGAGTTGTCGTAAACAATGGCAATAATTTGTTCACTTTGCACATTATCCCATTGTTCAGGTCCTACTTTTTCACATAGTATCATTGCTTTATTATTTATTGTAGGATACATGCTTTCTCCTTTAACTTCTATAACTATGTGTTTATCTTTTGTATAGGCTTCTCCTTTTGCGACATATACAGGATAAGTTTCAATCACTCCTGTTGCTTGTGATGTGTTATCCATAAACGAAGCAAGAGCAGGTACAGAAAATAGCGGTAAATATATTAGTTCATCTTTAATATATGGAGCAACAAAGCTAGCGTTATTATCTTCGTTGGATGTTTCTTTGAGCATAGAACCCTCACCAGTGAGAAGCCAATTTTCATCAAAGATTTCATCAAACGCTTGATTAAAACGCTTGCAAAAACTTGGAGTAAGATACAACTCATTACCATTTAGAGCTGCGCTTACGCTTGTTCTTTGAGCTCCTATCTTATCAGCTAATTCTTGCATATTTGCCACTATCTTTTTGTATTTCAGATAGTTATAAGCTTCTTTTACATGAGTATTCTCTTTCATATATGTTAATAAAAGTTATTTATACTACATTTTGTAGTAATATATTTGCTAATATCATACATTTTGTATTATCTTTGCAAACGTAATCAAATACGAAACACTTCGTAATAAATACAATTGCAAATATAGTATATAGAAATGAGAATTACAAGAAAAATACCAATAATAAAAATATCAAGAGATGATTTATTGAAATTGTCTGTTGAATTTAAGATAAAACCGAAGTGTATTTATGATGCGCTAGCCTTTAGAACAGTGAACTCTGATTTATCAGAAATGATAAGGCAAACAGCTCTCAAAAAATACAATGGAGTTGAAACTGAATTGGTAAAAGTGTACAATCTCACTACAAAAGATTAAGCAAAAAAAAACAAAAAAATCTAGGAGCACCGAACTTGCAAGGCTGTTTAAACACCTCAACCAATATATAGCAAGAAGTGAAGTTAATAGGCTACAGGCAATAACCACCTAAACGTTCTCAACGTCGACTAGATGAGGCTATATGTGGTCATTTCGTGTTGGTTCGATTCCAGCAATAGCCACTCAACGGAGAAAGATGATACATAGGTTAATATTTATTTATGGTTTAAGTTAAGGACTAAATGTTTGGCGTAACATTGGTGATAAGCATTGTCTGTGAAGATGGTGCTTATTTCTTTTAATCTTTCAACACTACATCTTTTCACCGATAAAATGAAATAAAAACAAACAAATCAACTATAAAATGATAGCATTATTAAAGAATTGGCGATACCACATATTGATGGTTATCGCTTTTATTGCAATCGTTGGAATTTTGTCAGTACCACGTTCACATGAGAATTGGTGGGCGATTTTAATTACATCGAAATTGATTGGTTTTTGCGCTGCTTTTGCCTACCTAAAGCTATTCTTTAAGTGGTCAAAAGACGGCAAGTTACCCGAGTTAGAACAATTAATTAAGGAGGATTAATTATGATGTCAAGAGCGTTGCTCGAAGAAGCAGAAAAGACAAAAGAAACTTTGAATAAAAGAATTATCGATATGACAGTTGGTGAGTTCTTGGAGGTGCTAATAAATGCATCTAAAAGTTCTTTATTTGAAAGCGATACCAAGCAAAAAGAACCTCAATTTGTTTATGGTGTTGCAGGCTTTGCACAACTTCTAAATTGCTCAATTCCAACAGCAAATAGAAAGATTAAAAGTGGAAGATTTGACAAAGCGACACATCGAGATGGTCGTAAATTAGTCTTCAACATAAGCAAAGTATTAGAAATTATGAAAGTTGGATAAAAACAATATAAAGAAATGAAAACAATTTTATTAAAGAGCTTATCTCTTGTAAACTTCAAGGGCATAAGACAGCTCACTATCGATTTTAACGATGTTTGCAGTAGTATTTTAGGCAAAAATGGAATTGGCAAAACAACCATTTTCGATGCGTTTACTTGGCTTCTTTTTGGTAAAGATAGCAATAGTCGCAAAGTCTTCGATGTTAAAACTTACGACCAAAATGGCGTTATTATTCCTAAAATAGCACATGAAGTTAGAGGTGTTTTAGTCGTTGATGGTGAAACAATTACACTTATTCGCAAACTCAATGAGAAATGGGTTAGAAAACGTGGTACATCAGAGGAAGTTTTCACAGGTAACGAGGAAGAACGCTATTATAATGATGTTCCAATGAGTGTAAAAGAATGGAATGATGCTATTGATGCAATTTGCCCCGAGCAAATATTTAAGTTCATCACTAACCCTTTTCATTTCACTTCTCAAAAAATGGAAGTTCAACGAGCAATGCTTTTTGACATGGCTGGCAAAATATCTGATGAGGATGTGGCAAAGGGCAATAAGGACTTTGAAAGCTTGCTTAAAAATCTAACAGGTAAAAAGATGGAAGAGTATAAGAAAGAAATTTCATCAAAGAAACGCAGAATTAAAAGCGAGTTAGATTCTATTCCTGAACGTATCGATGAGCGTATGAGAGATATGCCAGAGAATAAGAATTGGACTGAACTTGAAGAAGAAAAAGCATCAAAAGAAAGCGAACTAAAAGCTATTGAAAGTCAGCTTTTAGACATTTCAAAAGCTTATGAAGCTAGCCAGCAAGAGCGTTTGCAAAAAGTAAAAGAAATGAACGCTGTAAAAACAGAACTCTATAACTATGAAATGGAGTTACAAAGTGCAGATTTACGAGCTTACCACTCAAGGAGAGAAGAAAAGCAACAGTGTATTGATGATCTTGCTAAGCTAGAAGCAAGAAAGAGAGAGTTAAACAATCTAATCAAAGCAAAAGAAGAAATGATAACTCTCTGTAAAGATAAGCGTGAGAAACTTATTAATGAGTGGAAAGAAATCAATGCTCAAAAGATAAGTTTCAGTGAGGATGAGTTCGTTTGTCCTACTTGTCATAGGCACTTTGAAGTGGAAGAAATTCAAGCAAAGCAAACAGAATTGACCGAACGCTTTAACGAGAATAAAGCTAAGCATCTTGCAGAAAATAATAAGGCAGGCTTAAATAATAAAACTACAATGGAGGGTTTGCAAAACGAGATTGCAAAACTAAATGATGAACTTCAAAATACTATTGCAAGTATCGAAGAAAAACAAGCAAATCCAATATTGAAAGAAGAAATTTTGATGCCTGATAATTCAGATGCTATCAAGACTGATGCAAAATATATCGAGTTGCAAAGCAAGATCATCAAGTTGCAAGATGAGGCTAATAGCGAAGTGAAAACCACAAGCGATATAGAACTAAGACAACGCAAAGACGAGTTAAGCAAAGACATTCAAACTATCACTTTTACTCTTCGCACAAAAGAAACTATCGATGCTTGCAATAAGCGCATTTCAGAGCTTGAAACGATGATGCAAAACCAAGCAGAAGAGCTTGCACAACTTGAGGGCATCGAGTTCACAATTCAAAAATTCTCAAAAGCAAGAGTTGAAGCGGTGGAGGAGAAAATTAACCGCATGTTTGAGCATGTCAAGTTTAAGATGTTTGAAACCCAAATCAATGGCGGTGAATATGAAACTTGCGAAGCTGTTTTAGATGGTGTTCCTTACAACATGCTAAATAAAGCTGCTACTTATACAGTTGGGCTTGATATTATCAATACCATTTGCAAAAGCAAAAACATCTGTGCTCCAATCTTCATCGATAATTGCGAAAGCGTGCAAAATATCATCCCTACACAAGGTCAGCAAATCCGCTTGTATGTGAGCGATAATGAAACAATAACAGTTAAATAAATACAACTATGTCAACAGAATTAACAACAAAACAAGACCGACCAATAGATGTTCTTAAGTCGGTTATCAATGCACCATCAGTGCAATCTCAATTTGGTAATGCTTTAGGTGAACATAAAGACGCTTTTGTGGCGTCTTTAATTGACCTTTATACAGGTGACAAATCGTTACAAGCTTGTCAACCATCACTAATTGTAGCAGAAGCTTTAAGAGCTGCTACTTTGCGACTACCGCTAAACAAAGCATTGGGTTTTTCTTACATCATCGTCTTTAACAATAATGTAAAAAAACCTGATGGAACTTGGACTAAAGTCCCTACACCTACCTTTATTCCGGGCTATAAAGGATACATCCAACTTGCAATGCGTACAGGTCAATACAAGACCATCAACGCAGACTTTGTCTATGAGGGTGAACTTCGCAAAGTGAACAAGCTTACAGGTGAAATTGCTTTCGATGGTGAAAAGAAATCGGACAAAATTGTGGGTTATTTCTGCTATTTTGAGCTACTCAATGGCTTTTCTAAAACCCTTTATGTGAGCGTTGAAGATATGGCAAATTACGCTTTGCGTTATTCTCCATCATTCAAAGGTAAAAACAAGCCACAAGTAGAAGATTTGATTAAGGCAGCACAAACCAACCAAGCAAGTACAAAGGTAGGTTGGGAGGGCAATTTCAACGACATGGGTTTGAAAACCGTTGTAAGACGCTTGCTTTCTAAATATGGTTATTTATCTGTAGAAATGCAAGATGCAATTTCTAAAGATAATACAGATACACCGCAACAGCAAATTATCACTGTTCAAGCAGAAGAAAGAAAGCCTATCATGCTTGATGAAACTCAATATGAAAAGGTAGACACGGAGACAGGTGAGATTACAAACGAAGCTCCAGCTACAGAAGAAGAACAACCACAATACTAATTAAAACAGATGGAGAGCTAAAGCATGAAACTAAAATGTCTAAGTTCAGGTAGTAAAGGTAATTGCTACATCTTGGAAGCTAATAATGGCAAAAAACTAATCATAGAGTGTGGTATAATGTTTAAGCAAATTCAAGAAGCGTTGAATTTTAGCTTTAAAGATGTTGTTTGCTGTTTGGTTTCGCATAGACATCAAGACCATGCTAAGGCTCTCCAAAGCTTTTTAAAGTATGGTGTTAGGGTTTTATCAATCGAAGATGTCTTTGCATCACAGAGCTTAAAAAACAAGCCTTTCTGCAAAGTAATTGAACCGACGCACGGCTACATTGTTGGCGATTTTAAAATATTTGTATTGCAAATGAATCACGATGTACCATGCGTTGGCTTTATCATTGAGCACGTAGAAATGGGGCGTTTACTTTTCGCCACAGACACCGCAGATATAGAAGATGAGCTACCACAATTAGACCATATAATGATAGAATGTAACTATTCAAGTGATGTCTTAAATTATAATATTGAAAGTGGAGTTGTTCACGCTGAAATGGGTAATCGATTAGCGATTAGTCACATGGAATTAAGCACTTGTAAGCGTGTTTTAATGGAGAGTGATTTGAGCCAAACAAAGGAGATAATTTTACTTCATTTAAGCTCAAATAATAGCCGTGCAGACGAGTTTAAGCAATGTATAACTAAAGCTACAGGAAAAGTTGTGTATATTGCTGATAATAAGTTAAATATTGAATTAACAAAAGAACCTTATTAAAATGAGAAATGGATGGATTAAAATAGACCGAAAAATTATCGACATGGAGGGCTATTTTGGCGAGAAATTTACAAGAATTCAATGTTGGCTTGATTTGCTTCTTCTTGCAGAGTGGAAAGATGGAAATGTAATTTATATAAGAGGTAATAAAGTAGTTATTAATCGTGGTGAAATAGCGATGCCTATAGCAGAACTTTGTAAGCGTTGGAAGTATTCAAAATTGACTGTGAGAAAAAGACTACAAGAATTTGTAGATAGTGGAATGATAGTTATAAAAAAGACACGAATAATTAACACTATAACCATCATAAACTATGACAAATACCAATCTGTTGAAAATGTAGACGAAACAGAAGTTGGTAACTTTTCGTATAACAATTTGGATGCAAAAAGTAACCCACAAAAACAAAGCGTAAGTAATACATTATCAACAATATACAAAGGTGACGATTTTATAAGTGACCCACAGACTAACCCACAGA